TGTCTCCTTCCTCAGACCTTGACCCTCAGTATGTATTGCTTGAGCAGCATTGCTATCTTGAAATTGAAGATTATGAAATAGCTTGTCCTTATATTGTAACTATTGAAGAAAGTTCACGTAAGGTATTGTCTATTCGCCGTAACTGGAAAGAAGAAGACAAAACAAAACAAAAGAAAATGTTCTTTACACATTACCGTTTTGTTCCGGGCTTTGGTTTCTATGGTCTTGGTCTTATTCACTTCCTTGGTAACCTTACTATGTCTGCTACTGCAGCAATGCGTAGCCTTATTGACGCTGGTCAGTTTGCTAACCTTCCCGGTGGCTTTAAAGCTAAAGGTGTTCGTGTTGTTGGAGACAATGACCCAATTGCTCCGGGCGAGTTTAAAGAAGTTGAAGCTACAGGTATGGACTTGTCTAAGTCTATTGTACCTCTTCCATATAAAGAACCATCAGCTACATTGTTCCAGATGATGCAGTTTACTGCTGCGGCTGGTCAAAAGTTTGCTGATACAACTGAACAGGTTATTACTGAAGGGTCAAACTATGGTCCTGTCGGTACAACTATGGCTTTGCTTGAAGCATCAAGTAAGTTCTTTAGTGCAATCCATAAACGACTACATAAGTCACAACGTGATGAATTTAAAATCTTGGCTCGTATTAACTACGAAAGCCTACCTAATGAATACCCCTACGATGTTCCCGGTGTAACAGAAACTATTTTCCGTCAAGACTTTGATGGTCGTGTAGATGTTATTCCTGTCAGTGACCCCAACATTCCTTCTAGCGCACATCGTTTGATGATGACACAGATGGCAATGCAGTTGGCACAGACTTCTCCACCGGGTATGTTTAATATGGAAGAACTAAACCGTACTCTATTGAATGCGGCTAACATTCCTAACTTGGATAAAATACTTCCTGATAAACCACAAGCACAGCCTCTTGACCCTGTTACAGATATTGAAGCTGCAACTAAAGGTTTGCCTATCAAAGCTTTTGCTGGGCAAAACCATGATGCTCATATTCAAATTAAACAAATGTTCTTACAAGACCCTATGAATGGTGGCAATCCAATTATGCAACGTATTGCTCCTGTGCTACAGGCTAATATTCAAGAACACGTTGTAATGAAATATGAAGAACAGGTAAATGGTTTGACACGTCAAATGATGGCAGAAGCACCTCCGGGTGACCCTAACTCTCAGAACCCTCTTGTTATTGAACAAGTAATGGTAGCTGCTGCACAACAAATAATGGCTGCAAACCAAGCTGCTATGCAGCAAGGTCCTTCACCTGAACAAGCAATGGTTCAGATGGAAGGTAAACGTCTTGAAATTGAACAACAAAAGGTACAAGCACAACTAGCTAAAGAATCTGTAGAGGGAGCGTTAAAGCAACGTGACCTTGACCTTAAAGAGCAAAAACTTGCACTAGATGCGTATAAAGTGGGAGCAGAGAATACTCTGAAAGCGGATGAAAAAGAGAAAGATAGAAATACAAAAACGGCAATCAAAGCTGTTGAAGTCCTTGCAGACCTCATCAAACAAGACAAAGGTTTTAAAAACTCCGAAACGCTTAAAGCGGCAGACATGATTACTAAGTTAATATCTGATGCCAAGAAAGGCAAGTAATGCTTTGGGAAGAAATAGATAAGCATTTACAAAAAGAAATTGATTTATTAAAAAATTCACTTGCATCTGGAGCCGCTTCAGACTATGCTTCGTATATGAACTCTGTTGGGCGTATTTCAGGATTGGAATATGCCAAAGCAGAAGTTAAAAATATAGTAAATAAAATGATATACGAAGACGAAGAGGAGTAACAATGCAACAAGTCTCTATGGGAAAATCAATTCTTAATGATGCATGGAATACAAATGAGGAAGTACCTGACCCAGAGGTTCTTCCTATTATACCGGGTTACCATATTTTAGTACGGCCTGTTTCTGTTAAGTCAGAAACTAAAGGTGGTATTATTTTACCCGATTCTACTAAAGAAGATATTGCTTACTTAACAACTGTAGGTAAGGTTCTTCGTGTAGGTAAGGATGCCTATCAAGATGCTAACCGTTATCCTAATGGTGCTTGGTGTCAAGAAGGTGACTATGTTTGTTATGGTAAACATTCTGGTCAAAAATTTATGTATAAAGGTGTACGTATGATTCTTTTGCTTGATGACCAAATTAGTATGGTTGTACAAGACCCTAAAGAATTAGACACTACTTATAACCTTTCTCATTAAAAAAATAGGTTAAGCTATTGTGAACTTAAACACAATAGAGTATTATAATATTTATTGCGTAACTCGTCATATCGCAACTGACGTAAAAGGAGAAATAAATGTCTGATGATTGGACAACGGTAAGTGCTTCCAAAGCCGTAAAAGAGGAAGATAAGGTTGAGTTTGAAATTGAAGGTCAAGAAGAACAAGCGCAGGTAAATGAACCTATTCAGGTTTCAAAAGAAGGTGATGAGCCTCAAGAAGTTGAAACAAAGACTGAGGCTCAAGAAGATTCTTCAAAAGGAGAAGAGCAACAATCTGGCGCACAAAAACGAATCCGTCAACTCGTAAAGCAAAAGAAAGAACGAGAAGAACAGATTCAACAGTTGGTGCAACGTCAACAAGAACTTGAAGAACGATTAAAGGCTCAACAGCAAGAATTAAAAACTTCATTAGAAAAAAGTTTTGAATCTGCTGAAGAACAAATTAATAGCCGTATTGCAATGGCTAAAGATGCATATAGACAAGCGTTGGAATCAGGAGATACTGACCGCATTGTGACAGCACAAGAAGCTTTGAGTAATGCTCAGTCAGATGCTTCTACTCTTAAAATTGCAAGACGGTATGAACAACCTAAACAAGAACAGGTTGTACAGCAGCAAGTCCAACAACCACAACAGTCTGCACAATATGATAGAATGGCAGTTGAGTGGGCAGGACGAAATCCGTGGTTTGGTCAAGACAATGTAATGACCACTCTTGCCCTAGAGGTAGATGCGGAATTAAAAGCGGAAGGCTATGACCCTTCTGATGAAGATTTTTACCAAGAGATTGATTCTCGTTTGAAAGCTAAATTTCCACAACGATTTAGTACACAACAGGAACCAACTCAAGAACGACAGCAGGAAACGTCAAATCCTGCCCAAGTGGTCGGTGGAGCATCACGCACTTCATCAGCCGCACAGTCTGGCAAAAAAGTACGTCTTACTAAAGAAGACATTCGACTTGCTGAGAAGTGGGGTATACCCTTGGAACAGTACGCAGCAGAAAAGCTAAAGGTTGAGAAAGCCGATGGCGAATACACTTCAGTACAATTTTAAATAGCGTGGAGGAAATTAAAATGGCACGTAATACAACAATGTCACGTAGTGCAGAGTCTCGTGAACTCAATACAAGGGAACAATTTGAAGAATATCAAGAACCTAATATGCTTGATATTCCAGAAGAAACCGAAAACCGTTTTGCAAATGAGGGGATGACCCTACGTTGGATTCGTATTAATCTTCGTGGGCAAGACGATTACAAAAATGTAGGCCGGAAAATTCAAGAAGGTTGGCAGTTTGTTACGGTAGATGAAGTTCCAGAGATGCAGCACACTTCTTTCGTGAGAGAAGGTGGACGATATGAGGGTACAGTCTGTCGTGGAGACTTGGCTCTGGCGAAAATGCCTACGGCAAAAGCGCAAAGTCGTCAACGGTACTATGAGAATAAGAGTAAAGAAATGGTTGATGCAGTTAATCAACAATTGATGGGTTCAAATGATTCTCGTATGCCAATTCGTAATACAAGTAAATCAAGTGTTACTAAAGGCCGCGCTGCAAAGTTTCAATCGTAGCTTTTAGTAAGTGCAATTTTAAATAGGGAGAAATCAAATGACTGCAACTTTAGCGTTGTCTGGCTTCCGTCCTTCTCGTAAACGTGGTAATACCCCAAACAATCAGGGTCAAAGTGAATACCCTATTGCTTCAGGTTACGCTGCTAACATTTTTACAGGCGATTTGGTCCGTATTAATGCAGGGAATTTGGAAGTTATCACTACTGTAACTGAAGTGGTCCAAGGTGTATTCATGGGCTGTCGTTATGTTGCTAACGGTGAACAAAAATTTAGTAAGTATTGGCCTTCAGGAACATCTGCAACTAATGCATATGCTCTTGTAGCTGATGATTCACGTACCGTGTTTGAAGTACAAGCAGATGCATCTGTAACTGCTGGAGACCTTCACGGTTCACAAAACTTTGCTGTAACACTGGGTTCAGGCTCAACCTTCACAGGTATGTCTGGTCACGGTATTGAAGCAGCAACTCGTACAACTGGTATTGCTATGTGCCGTACTCTGGATTCAGTCGATGAGCCGGGGAACGATGTAGCTGTAGCTGCTGAGAACGCCTATCTGAAGTTGAATGTACAACTCATTCAGCATACAGATAACTTCTTGACTGCTACTGTTTCTGCACCTGCAACCATTACTGCGTACCTGTTAGGTTAAGGGAGATTAAATAATGGCGATTAATAGAGCAAGTATTGCAAAAGAACTTCTCCCCGGTCTTAATGCCGTATTCGGTATGGAGTATGGAGAAGTTGCTGATGAACACGCACCACTGTTTGAGACAGAAAACTCAGACCGTGCGTTTGAAGAAGAAGTATTGTTCTCAGGCTTCGGGTCTGCACCTACTAAAGGTGAAGGCGCAGCCGTAGCTTATGACGATGCTCAAGAAAGTTACACTGCTCGTTATACACACGAGACTATTGCACTGGCATTTGCAGTGACAGAAGAGGCTATGGAAGATAACCTCTATGACACATTCGCAAAGCTTCGCGCACGTGGTCTTGCTCGTGCAATGGCGAACACCAAACAAGTTAAAGCTGCTGACGTATTTAACAACGGCTTCAGCGCATCTTACGTTGGTGGTGATGGTGTAGCTCTGTTCTCTGCCTCGCACCCAACTACTGGTGCAGGTAATCAATCTAACTACATTGGTGCAACTGATTTGTCAGAAGCTTCACTTGAAGCTGCATTGATTTCAATATCAAAAGCTAAAGATGACCGTGGCATCTTGATTGGCCTTCAGGCTAAATCACTGCACGTTCCTTCAGACTTGGCTTTTACTGCTGACCAAATCTTGAACAGCACACTTACAACAACTAATGCTACTTTTGGTACTGATGGTATCAGCAACCAGAACAACATTAACTCAATCCGTAATCAGGGTCTTGTACCGGGTGGTTTCTACGTAAACCGCCGCTTTACAGATACTGACGCTTGGTTCCTAAAAACCGATTGTCCAAACGGTGCGAAGATGTTTGTACGTGCGCCTCTTCAAACAAAGATGGAACCTGACTTTGACACTGGTAACCTCCGCTTTAAAGCACGTGAGCGTTACTCATTTGGCTGGTCAGACTGGCGTAGCTTCTTTGGAGCCGATGGTGCTTAATTAGCACTATCTACAAAAACTTAAAAAAAGAAGAGGGATACTATTTCGTATTCCTCTTTTTTTATGTATAATAGTAATAGTCAAAACTTATAACTAACTAATCAACAAACATATGGAGTTAAGATGGCTAGTAACATTCGACAAGGTTTCGTAACAGGTAGCGGTGCTATACTGGATACAACAACAAATACTACAGTTGCAGACACACGTATTAAAGGCATCACTTATTCAGGTGTAGGTACGTTTGTTATTACAGGCAGCGAAATAGATGAGTATAATAATACACGTGGTAATAACATTAAGTTTGTAGGAACAACTGCAAATGATGCAGGAGATATTATGATTCCTGACTATGGTGTTCGTGTAGTAGGTACTGTCAAAGTTTCTGCGCCAACTTCAACAGCAACGGTAGCAATCTATTATGGCTAATTACACTTTCTTAGTACAAGATATTATTGGTGCTACAGAGAATGATGGCACAGAATTTTTGGCGTATATGCCAAAGATTGTAAATCGTGCTGAAGAAAGATTGACACGTGACTTAGATGATTATGGTCTAGTTACATATACTTCTGTTGCAGTAAGCGCAGGTAATAATATTGTAACACTTCCAGTTGGTACACGTATTGTAAAAAACTTTAATATAACTACTTCGGCAACAAGCACTCGTATTCATTTGTTACAAAGAACAGATGAATATATTAGAGATTATTGGCCTGTTAGTGCAAGTACAAGTGTGCCTGTTTATTATGGACGTAGAGATAATACAACTGTACTTATTGGTCCTACTCCTGTATCTACATATGATGGAGAAATAGCTTATGTTTCACGTCCAACAACACTTTCATCAGCAACAAATACAAATTACTTTAGTGACTTTTGCTATGATGCATTATTTAATGCTTGTATGGTAGAGGCATTAGTGTTTATGAAAGACTATAATACTGTACAATTATTTGAACAAAGATATGGACAATCAATTGTAGAACTTCAAAACCGTTCACGCAGAACAAGAAGAGATGACATGGAAACACCAGCTTCACCAGCGGGTGCAGACAATCCAGTTGTATTAGGGAGCAACTAATGAAGAAAAAAATTATTGAAGCAGGTGTTGAACTTTTAACAGGAGCCGCTAAAAAAGCAGCACCTAAAGCTAAGACTTATAAAGGTCGTAAGCGTGGACGTAAGTCTGCAGCACAACGAACAGCTAAGAATGAAGCAGCAAAAGCTTCTCGCGCTAAGTTAAGTGCTAAACGTGGTCCACAGCACCGTGGTCAGAAACTTCTTAAAACAGAAGCAGCTAAACCTAAACTTACTCTTGGTCAGAAACTAAAGCGTGAAAAAGGTAAGCAGGATATTTCCAATCTTTCTCCAGAAGAAAAGAAAGAACGCCGTTCATTAATGGCTCGTGTAATTCGTGAAGCACGTGCAGAAGGTAGGGGTAGCACTGCAACAGGTACTCGCAAACAAACTCTTACTGCCGAAGGTAGACGTTTAGTTGAAAAAGGTGATGTTGATACAGTTATTAAAAATCCTAAAAAATATATGTATGAAGGTGCGGATGCTCCATTAGTTTCTAAAGATGCAGGAACAGAGTTTGCTACACGTAAAGACTTGCGTGAAGCGTTTAAAGAAATGTCTCCGGGCGAAAGAATGGATTTTATTCAAAAGAATATTACACCTAAGATGACAAGCAAACAAATCTCTGATGTTCTTGGTCAAGGAGAAGGTATTCCTAAATTACCAAAGCAGCAGAACATTGCTTCTACTGCACGTAAACTTGCACGTCAGGGCTATCCTTCTTCTCTAAGCAAACTTAAAGAAGCACAGAAAAAACGTCCCGGTATGTCAAAGCCAAGTGGACAAGGACGTAAATATAAAAAGGGTGGACGTGTGCGTGGATGTGGTGCAGCCCTTCGTGGCTATGGAAAGGCTATGAAGTAATGGCTGGTAAGACATATAAAACTAAAACATATGATACAAAAAAAGTAAAAGATACGCTTAAAAAAATAGGTACTGGTATGAAATATAGTCCTGCAGCTATGGTAGAATTAATAGACTTAGCAGACCTTGGAATTAAACTAACAATGAAAAAGGGCGGGAGTCCTAAGAGTACGAAAGGAAGAAGTACAATGTACAAAAAGAAAATGGCATCTGGTAAAACCGTAAAGGG